CCTGTAGCAAGATTACTAATCGTTTTATTTGCGTCAAATGCGCTCATGCCTGACTGCATCAATGCACGAATACCAGCCTCAATCTCATCTGAAGTGTTGAATGACAATCCTTGAAGCAATGGGCCAAGGAATGTTGACTTGATTGGTGCAGCACCCAACTTACTTGCGCTTTGAATCGATGCCTCAAATTTTGTAGGCGTAAATCCCTCGCTCTTTAAGTAGGATTCAACCGCAAAATCAGGTTGTCCTTGGTCTTTAAGGCGACGCACATTCTCTTGAATGCGTTGGATGTTGGTTTGATTGTCTGCCATGATGATCCTTAATTATTCCGCTGGTAGCAAATTAAATTGATCGTACCAATCTTTTCTGCGTTTTGGTAGCGGTGCAGTTGCTGTTTCAGCAATGCGTTGCTGCGTTGTCTTAATTCTGCTGAACGGATCAAATACGACTTGTTCAGGGCTTAACTTTGAACGCTTTGCAATATCTGAGTACCGCTGTACAACATCTCCAGCAACTTGACGCTGTGACTCAATGATGTTCCGAGCCTGACTTAAGAAGTCAAGTCGTGTAGCCTCACCAAGACGTTCACCAGTCAAAGCCTTGTTGTACATATTGACAACAGACTGAGGAATGCTTCCTGCATTCTGTGCGGTAGCAAACTCACCTTCACGAACAACAGAGCCAGGATCAAGAACCTTCATAAATCCATAGACAAGTGCAATGTCACCTGCTGGTGATGAATTCTTCGCGGCAGTCTCAATCTTTTGGTATGCCTGACCAAGTTCAATAAATGGCTTAACCTGAGTTGTAAATTCTTTACGCAGATCGCCTTCATTGCTAAATACTTTGCCAGCAGCGGTAGCACCAGTACCAGGTATCAGCGGAACAAGACCTGGGACATTGCCAACGCCAGGAGCAGCAGCGGCTGGTGTTGCGGCATCCCTGCTTGGTACATATCGAGGTGGTGCTACAGCACCTGGTGCTGCGGATGGTGCAGCAGCCGGTGCTGCGGCTGGGCGTCGACCTCCACCACCTCCACCACCAAGTTGGAAAAAGCCTGTTTCAGCATTGCCAACTACTTGAGGTGCAAGTGTTTTAGAGATGCGCTCAATTTCTTGGTTTGTAATCCTGTCACGGACGCTGATGTAACCACCAGCATCTTGATAGTTGTATTCAGGATTGCGTTTGACATCAAGCAACTTCATGCCGCCAGACTTGTTCAATACAAAAGAGATTGGAGTGCCAGCGGCACTTAAACCAAACTGTGGTGTTGTGCTGTACTCTTCTGTTGGTTTAAGTTGCATCGCCAAGTCTTGGTATGCTTTTGCCTTTACGGGGTCTTCTAAAGAAAGCAACTGTGCAGCATTCATATACTTATTAAATAGCAAGTCATTTGGTGATTGCTTAACAGCACCGGCAGCAGGAACTTGTCCAATCATGTCGGCACGAGCCAAAGTAGGACCAGGAGGCATATTAGGCATTGCAAGTGCTTGGTCTGCCGTTATTGGCATTCCAGCAACAGGCATTTCACCGCCAGTGGATGACATGATTTTTGCCAATTGATCTCTGCGCTCCACTCCACGCTTGTACTCATCCAACTTCTGTCTCGTGGCGATGTTGGCAATAGCACCTTGCTGCGCCTGCTGATAACCTTGCTGACCAGCACTATAAGCCTCGCCCAAAGCCTGGCCAAGTCCGATTGGGACTGCGCTTGGACCTGATGACTTGAGAAGGGACGCGGCCAACGCCATGATTCCCTGATTGTTCATTCTTGCGCGTTGCTCTTCGGTGAGGTACTCCTCAAGACCTGAGTCTCCACCACCAAATAAATTGGAGCCAAGAAGACCGCCAAAATCAAAAGTTGCCATGATTCACCCCCCAAAAAGACCAAGAAGACCACCGATGCCAGCACCAACGGGTCCAAACATTTGGCCTCCAGCCAATGCGCCACCTAAAGCACCCGCACCAACATTACGAGAGTAAGGCGTTGTGGTAGACATACCGAGGTTCGGGATGTTGCCGCCCAATGCGCCGGTAGCGACACCCAACTTCTCCACACCGATGTTGCGCAGTGCATCCAATTGCTGCTGCTGCAACTGCTGACGCGCACTGCCCAAGGCCATCACGTTCTGACCGCCTTGGATGTTCTGACCCCTAGCGTACTGCGCCAAGTTAGCGGCCTGTCCGTAACCCTGCTGACGCATATTCGCTGACAGATCAGCGGCCTGCTTGAGTGCAGCAGCGTTAGTGAGGCTAGACTGCACACCCTGACGTGTTCCACCAAACGCTTTTGCGCCTGTGGCAGCCTGACGATCTCTTAGATCAGCCATCTGACGGCTTGACTCAATGTCGCCCAGGCTGCGATCAATTACGTCTTGCTGGTACGGGTTCATGAATGCGTTGATGTCCTGACCCGTAAAAGGGGTCAAGGATTGATTAATAATCTGCTCTTCACCCGCCTGATACATTGGGTTAAAGCCAGCAAACTGTCGCACTCCCAGTGCGTTTGCGACTGATTTACCCTGACCCAAGTTCTCAAGGTACGCAGCCTTTAACTGCGGGTCGATGGCTTGGGTTGATGTTGTGGAACCGCCTTTTGACATTTTGTATCTCCTATGCTTCGAGCAAACCGCGAAGTTTGCCCTTTGAAATCTTGCCTGCGTTGATGGCATTCATCAACTCGATGCCGTACTTACCGACTGACTTTGCGTTAATGACAAACTCGCCATCATCCAGTCCACCGTAGCCGTCATCGGGACCCATTGGGTTTGGACCCTTTAAGTCCATTTTGTTTACATAGCCACCGCGAGAGTAGATGCCGCCAAAGCCTTCTCCGCTTCCGTCGTTACCACCAAACCCACCGCCGACAGTATTACCGCCAGCATCACGACCTCCGTCACCGCCACCAGCACCCGACACAGGACCACCGCCTTCAGTACCACCGCCAGCATCACGGCCACCCCAGCCTCCAACGTCAGCACTGTTTACAGCCCCAACATCGGCACTAGTAGAACTACCTGCGGCAGCACCGGAGCCTGAAAAGCCACTGCCAGTAGTACCTCCTCCAGCGTCACGAGAACTCCACCCGCCACTTAATGGGTCTGAAAATTCAGCAGCGGTAGGGGCAGTGGTAGAACTTCCCAAAATACCGCCAAGATATCCAAGATTGGCAGGATCAATCCCTCGCGCAATAAGACTTTGGTTGCTTACAAAAGTTGGGTCTAACGCTTTTTGTACAGCACCTAAAGTTGTGTATCCAAAAAGATTTTGAAGTGTCTGAGTAATCTTGCCCATCGTTGGGTTTTCGGCGTAATAACCTGCTTTTTGAGCATCAGTCATTGCATCCCAGCCTGGGTTGCTGCTTAGTGCATCGTTACCACGATCAGCAGTAAAACGATCTGGATTATTTAACCTCTGCAACCGAAGAATTTCATCGTATGCGCTTGATGATCCAGATGACGCAGGTGTTGCTGCCAATGAACCATAACCACCTGTGTAAGACTGTGGTGTCATGGCATTGCGTCGGCGCATCAACTCCATGATCTCTGCGTATTTGTTGCTACCAGCAACTGGACTTTGTGTTTGACCGCCACCTAGACTCATATCAATTCCTTGCTCAAAATGAACCACTTAGGTTCGTAACCCTCATCCTTTAAGAACGTCTTTTGCCAACCCTGACGGCCAGCAAGAGATACTCGACTGCAACCCAACTGCTTGCCCCAAGACTCGATGTATGGTCGCATCTGCTTGAGTTCATCTAGGTCGCCGCCAGCAAGGAAGAAGTGCAAGTCCTTGATTCGCGGGTAGACAATGATCTCAGTAACCACTGCGGATTTAGTGCCAGGCCAAAATTGAAACCTATTACTTTCCACACCCTCCGCAATGTCCTCAATAGTGTGTGTCCCTCCTGAGTATTCTAAAGCCGCTTCGATGTGTTTGCGCAGCGACCAAAATTCCTCCATTAACGCTTACCTGCCGTTGTAGTCTCCAGCCGCATAACTCCAACGCGCCAGTCATCCAATATGTTTCCTGTCACCTTCATCTTCACAGACCGGCCTGAGAACCTGGCATCGGTAGGAGCCTTGGCCGAGAACGGTCCATAGGTAGACTCATCCGATGTCGGATACAGCCTTGACGTGAAGGAGATAGCAACCTCGCCCAAAGTCTGCTCGTCTGGGATAACAGACCTGACGGACATAATGTTCTCGCCTGTACCGATCTCAATGGGTCCTGACTGGGCAAAAGGGACAACAGAGTCATAGGCAAATCCCACCTCATGCTCATAAATGTAGGAATCTGTGCTGACCATCATGGGGTTCTTGAAGACTCCCCTGTCAGTGCCAGCCGTGCGAGACATCAAGCCAATAGCCCAATGCCCCTCGCGATAGTTGAAACTTACGTAGGAATCATTCTCGTTTGACGCACCTGATGGGTAGAACCAAGTGACCTCACCAAACGAAGAGTTGTGTACAGCGTAAACCTTCGAGGCTTGGTTGTAATTTATGTTGTTAAAGACATAATCAGAAACGTCGCAGGTCATTGGCTTGACGTAGCCGTCGTACTGCCAAAAGCCCGACTTGGACATCCACATCGCCGCAGTGTCAATGGCCGCAACGGATTGGGTAGAGATTACTCCGCATCCAGAACCCGCCTTCTCGAACGAGTAAACGAATGGCAGTCCGATGTAAGTGGCTGTATGTACATCCACATCTGTAAACAAAATGTTTACACCTCGGACTCTTTTTCCTGCCTTCAGTGAGCCGACTGTGGACAATTCAAAGTCGCCAGCCTGATTGGTTGATGCGGCAGTCCATACTGTGTTGTCCTCTTGGTCACTCCAAGACACTTTGCGACCATTACCACCTGCACCTAACGCAAACATGATGCGCTCTGAAGTCACTAAAACGGCAGCGCAACTCGTTGGCGCGTTGGTGATTACAGCCGCGACTGTCGGGGTAGTAAATCCCAATTGCCACTCA